TTCGGTCACGTCCCAAGCGTCGAGGTCGTCGAGGTTCGCTGTCTGGGTCAGGTAGCCGATGCGGTACCCGTCACCATCTACTGCCCAGGAGGCTTCAGCTAGGCCGCCCCGGTCGGCAATCGTTTCTTCGGGGCCGGTACCGGACACGCCCTCTGTTGACAGTTTCCACTTGAGGTAGTTCACGGGGTCAGCTCCTGGTGGCCGTTGGTGGTTTGCCGTTCACGCTCGGCGATGACCTCGTCGAGGAGCCCGGCCTGGCGAAGCGAGTCGAGCTGCGCCCATTGGACACTGCCTGCCATGAGTTGCAGGTTCGTCTGACGGGTGAGGCGCTTCTGCCAGTATTCGGGTTGGGCGTGTTCGATCTCGTCGCGGGTGAACTTCTGAGACTCGTCGAACAGGTCCGTCAGGATCGCTAGCTCACGTTCAGCGCCCCGCATCACGATCCGGGTTTGTTCCAGGCCGACCTGCTTCTCATCAGCCTCGATCGCGTCGAGTTCGTCGCCGGTCGCGAGGAGGCGTTCGATCTCGATCTGGGCTTTGCGTACACCGAGTTGCGCCATCCGCAGCTTGTAGCCCATGTCTTGGAGTTCGAGGCACAACTGGTAGAAGCGCATCTCGGCAGTGTCGTGCTGACCGATGACGAAGTGAACGATCTGGAACCTCGACCGTGGCTGTTGCACCTCGGCTATGGCTTCGTGAATGTCCATTACAGGACCCCCGCGTTTGCCATTGCTCCCAGCATTCGCCTCGCTGTTGATAGGCCGGTTCCCAGAGTCGTGCGACTGTCATCGGAGAACGCGAACTTGTCTACCGTGGCGACGCTTCCGCCCGAATAGCCGCCGCCGAAATAGCCTGCCGTCCCCGAGTTCGCCATCGCCGCCAATAGCTCTGTCGCGGCTGACAGGCCGGTTCCGAGTGTGGTGCGCGAGTCGTCGGAGAATGCGAACTTGTCTACCGTGGCTACGACGGTGCCAGTATTGCCGCCGCCGAAATAGCCTGCCGTCCCCGAGTTCGCCATACCCGCCAGGCTGAGGCGGGCAGTTGACAGGCCGGTTCCGAGTGTGGTGCGCGAGTCGTCGGAGAATGCGAACTTGTCTACCGTGGCGTAATAGGTCCACCCTCCTGAATAGATCGCGCCGCCGGCGAAATAGCCTGCCGTCCCCGAGTTCGCCATACCCGCGGGCCTTAGTCCGGGAGTTGATAGGCCAGTTCCCAGTGTCGTGCGACTGTCATCGGAGAACGCAAACTTGTCTACCGTGGCTACGACGGTGCCAGTATTGCCGCCGCCGAAATAGCCTGCCGTCCCCGAGTTCGCCATCGCCGCCAACTGCTTGCGGGCGGCTGATAGGCCGGTTCCGAGTGTGGTGCGCGAGTCGTCGGAGAATGCGAACTTGTCTACCGTGGCGACGACGGTGCCAGTAGTACCGCCGCCGAAATAGCCTGCCGTCCCCGAGTTCGCCATACCCGCAAGGTCGTATCTCGCGGCTGATAGGCCGGTTCCCAGAGTCGACCGGGAATCATCCGAGAACGCAAACTTGTCAACCGTGTCAGTCGACGAGAACCCGCCGCCGAAATAGCCTGCCCCGGTCGCTGCCCCGCCTGCCCCCGCAGCTGCGAACAGGCCGACTTTTACAGCACCTAACGGCATTAGCCGAGAGCCTGACCGGCAACGAACCCCAACCAGACCGTGCCACCGTCGACCGTCATAAACGTCAACACATCCACCGCCGCCGCATCCGTCGTCAACGTCGGCGCAGTAGCAGAAGCCCAGTCAACTGAGGCAGGCCAGGTGACCGTCCGCGACCCGGTGCCGTCCTGGCGAAGAATCAGCGTGAACGAACCCGACGTACCGCTGGCGGGCGGGTTCGACAGGGTGATCGTGCAGTTGTTGTCGAGCGTCAGGTCGAACACGTTGCCGGACTCGAGGTCGAGGGTCTCCGTGCTGCCAGACGTGGCGTTCGTGACCGCTGTCTCGCCGTAATCCTTGAACACCGCACGGGAGATGATCTGATCCGCAGCAACCACCGCACCAGACAACGTCCCACCAGCCAACGGCAGTTTCGTCGTGTCATCACCAGTAGCAGCCCACGCCGTAGCCCCACCAGACGAATGCGTCAACACATGACCAGCCGTAGCCGACGCAGCATTCGACGCACCCGTACCCAGCTTCGTCTCCACAGCAATCGCCGCAGCATTCACATTGTTCGTCTGAAGATCATGCTCCTTACCCGACGCATCCAGGTCGTCAGTCGAAGCAATATCGGTCCGCAACGTCGTCGAAGACGTATCCAGACTCGTCGGAAAGTTCGTAGCCATACCTCAGCCCCCTACGGAGTCAAATCCAGCGTCCAAATACCGGACGCATTCCAAGTGATCGTGAACGTCCCAGCACTAGAGCTGTAGTCGGCACCGAAATCGACCAACGCCACCAACTTGTCGCCCGTCAACGTGTCGTCATACACAACCGCGGCACGGGCACTAGAAATAGTCGAAGTAGTCCACGACACATCCGCGGCATCAAACGTGATCGTCCCCGACGACCCCGTCAACGTCACCGACGTGAGCGCAGCACCACCCGCCGTGTAACCGGTGCCACTGACCTCGTTGCCAGACAGGTCAGCCCACTCGTCGTGAGTATCAAAATCGGGGGTAGCCGAGTTCGTAATCATTCCGCATTTGAACGTGTCCGACCCCGTATTCACCGCCAACTGTGTCGCATCCAGAATGTCTAAAAACGTGGGCACAAAAAGCCCAGAGGCTGAAACAGCCATTACCGGTCACCTCCCTGGATGACTCGAAGTTCAACCGAAGCAGGAACAACCTTGGCGTCTACACGCCCATCCCAATGCTCGGTTTGGACCCCGCCGACCTTGCCGTCAGAGTCCCTGAGAACAGGTTTACGATTAGACGCGCCGCGCTTCGTCAAAAAACCAACCGACGCATACTTGCCGTCAGTCACCGCTTCGGCCTCCGAGGCTTCCGCACCTTGTAACCCACGACACGTCTCCTCTCGCTCATCGACGGGGGACCGAGGCGCTTGCCAGACCCCGGCCCCCGTCAATAAACGTCACGACCCCTAGTTGGAGCCGATGCTGGAAGCTGATTCGATCCGACGGATCGCAGCCTCCCTGAAACGGCCGTAACCGCACATGCTGTACCAGCCAACCGGCTGGAAACGGCGCAGCGAATCGGTCACCGGGCCGAACACAACAGACGGGTTCTCCCCGTAAGTGGTGCTGTAAGCCTTCGCCAACGCCTGCTGGCCGATCAGAACCGTGCCATAGACATCGGTTGTCGTGGACCCACCGTCAGCCACCAGAAGTGCACGCGGAGTCTCAATGAAGTCAACTCCATCGAACACCCCGATGCTTCCCTGGCGGACACCGGCAGCGTCCTGACGAATCTGGAATGAACGCAGATCCGTGACCGCTGTCCCCTCGATGAAATCGTAGACAACATCAGGGTGAATGAACCCGATGTACGACCCACCCGAGAATGTAGGCACCGAAGCCGAACGCAACGCCGCTACCTGCTCACGCACAGCTGACGAAGTGATCGTGTTGGACGACGTGATCGCACCGCGGCTTGACTGCCCGATGTATTTCACGTTGGAACCGGCCTGCAAAACGTCTGCTGCTACCTGATCCATGCTGTCAGCAGCGTTGTAACCGACGATGTTTGCCGCATCGGAATCTACGCTGAGAAACGACTGGCCTCTGAGGGCTGCCGTGGTGATGACCGCGTTGCCGTATTCGACAAGACTCACGGTCACGGTTGAATCGCTCATAGCGACGGCCGTCACATCCGAAGTCTCTGTCAAAGCCGAAGTGGCCTGCGACAGATCCGCATAGATGTTGAACGTCACACCAGAACCACGATGGGACTGACGTGTTGCCTTCACAGAAGCGTAAGAATCATGCAACGGGTTTGACCGGTACGCGAAATACGCCAACTGCTCGAAGGCTACCTGATCGCTAGAAAGCGATGACTTCTGTGTATAAGCCATCTAGTTGTTACTCCAAGGGAAAGGGAGAGCCTTTATCCTTGAACGTCGAACTCGTAGCCATGCGACCGCATCAAAGCCTTCAACTCGGCTTCATTCTGCGTAGCCCCGATCTGAGTGTTCAGATCGACCGGTTGAACCGGTGGAGCAACCCCAGCCTCAGCGATCCTCTGCTGTGCAGCCAACTCCTGATGCAAAGTGATTACATCCCCCGAACCCGGGAGAGCCACCACATTGTCAGGAAGCGTATCTCCGCCAGGTTCACCACTGATGAACCCTGCTTCGACTGCTGCCGTTCGGATCGCTTCCGACTCGATTTCGCCGTCATACCCTTTTACGAAATATGATTGACGTGAATCAGTTGGGTCGATTCCTGCCGACCGGAACGCTTCTGCCCGCTGCAACCCTGCCAACTGGGTTTCCAACTCGGAGGCTTTCGTCTCCGCCGTTTTCGCCCGGTCTTCGAGATCCCGCCGCCAACTGCGTTTCGGTTCGTCGCCGTCTTCTAGTTCGACAGTCTCAGACTCTTGCATCTCAGCCATCTATGTTCACTCCCTGCCCTTGTCGCACCCGTCGGGGAGGCCGATGGGTGGTGGTCGATGTTGCAGCTCCCACGGATTCAGATTCCGCGGCCGTCAACATCTAAAAGAAACAATAACAGCCCCCACTAACCCGTGTCCGAAGGCAACTAACCGGGGATACTATTTGGCCGAACCAAGCCCTATATAGCCGCCCTGGGTTAGTGCCGGACCACCGCTTTGAGCAAACTTGGACAACCGGGTTTGCCGCCGTTTCTCTATGCGACGCGCCGCTTCCGGGTCGGTACCAAACTCTGCACCAACCAGTTGGGTACGGGTGATATCACCTATGTCGCCCACGGATTCTTCCGCGATGGTGGACTGCGCTATTTCCTGGAAACCCTGACGAGCTTTAGTCTCAGTAACCCCAGCGGCCCTAAGGCGTTCTGCGGTTTGACGGCCGATGGTGCCAAATCCGGTTTCTGCGGCTATGCCGCCGATCCGGGCTGCTCCCAATCGTTCACGTTCTTCAAATATAGATGTGGCTCTCTCCGGGTCCAAGTAATAGGCAGTTATGTCACCTTCGTTGATTCCATAATAGGCAGATAGTTGGTCACGCACTTCGCCGGTTGTTGCTTGGGCGGCTTCTGATGCCAGGGCGACACGGTTGGTGAACTCTGCGACTGATACGTCGCCGGCGATGAGGTCTCCGAAGTCGGAGGGGTCGTCGTAGAAGCTGGCTGGCATTCCGTATTGGTGGAGTGTTTGGGCGTAGGACCGTTCGAGGGCGACGTAGGTTTCTTCGCTGACGGCTCGTCCCAGGTCGGCTAGTTGCTGCATCCCTGGGAACCGCGTCTTGTACGGGTCGGAGCGTCGCACAGCGGCCCATACGGTTTCGAGGTCGTCTGTGCGTCTCCAAATGCCTACGAGGTCTAGCGTGGTGTCGTCTAGGAGTCCTTCGAGGCCGTAGTTGCGTAGGGCGTCTTCGATGATTGATTTGGCGTCACGGGTGTCGTTTGCTCCGACGTGCACTAG